ATCGTGTGGTAGGAGTTGCTCGGCTTTCTCCCACTTATTATCTTTTAGCCAGTTGACATACCAATCTAGTCCTTGACCATGATTCTCTACATAGTCTAGTAGTCTTACTTCTTGTCCTGTTGCCTGTGCCACCCACAACGCTGTGCTATCACCCATGCCCAAATCCCAAGCCACATAAGTTCTACAGAGATCATCTCTCGTAATGTCGCAAAGTCTACCTTTTTCTTCGAGGTCGTTGATGAGTTTGCCATAGTAACTTCCCTCTACTGCTGCGTTAAAACTACACTCGAACTCTTGGTTGTACTTATCCTCGCCCATCTCTTTCTTGGCAGACCATAATTCATCTAAGTCTATTAGCTTTGTTTCGCTTGCCTTGAACTGTAGTGCTGCCCATCCTTCTTCCTTGCCTGCTCTATCGAACAAGTCCTTGAAGTGGTTATTGCCCTTGGGTGTGCCTATAAACAAGCACGACCCTTTTCTGTCTGCAAGAGCTGGTCTGATAATCTCATTCCAAATCTTAGGATTCTGATCGCCAATTTCGTCTAGCACTACAGAGTCGAAATATTGCCCGCGCAAGGAGTCTGGGTTATCCGAGCCATAAAGCTGGATTCTCCTTCCGTAAAAATCTACTCTTAATTCCGCAATATTGGCTGTTGCATCCAATGGTCTACAGAAGTTTGTAAGGTAATCCCAAGCCACCCTTTTTGCCTGGCTATATGTCGGTGCGATATACGCATACCTAGGGTTTGGCTTGTCGTTCTCCATCGCTGCTTTGATTAGCGCATTTAGAGCCTGTACTGTCTTACCCATTCGCCTGTGTGCCACTACCACTACAAAGCGATTTTTATCCATCGCCTCATGGATCTGTAACTGTGGTTCTCTTGGCTTGTAAGGGATAACGACTCGTTTTACCTCATCGTCTGCGTACTCTACTTCTCCCAAGCGACCACCATCTTAAAGATGCCACCTTCTGCATTGCTTAGTTCGGTAGTGTTAACAGGCTTACCATCTATCCTGTCCATGACTTCCTTGATTGCCCAAGGCTCTCCGGCTTCTGCTGACTTTACTAGCTTCTCGGTAATGTTCCTGAGTTTCTTACGATCCTCTTGCACTAGGGCTACTCTTAATGCATCGTAAAAGAGCTTGCCCTTCTTTGCATTTTGGTTGCCTGGCTGTGCGCCTCCCCTATCACTTGATTCGGGTGTTATGTTTTTGTTTTCTGTAGAGTTTTCCATTCCATTCCCTATGGGTTGATGGTTGATGATGTTGCTATTCTACAACAGATTAATCTAATAGTCCTTCTACTTTTTGACTATTCTTTTCTAGTATCTTTACATCAGCAGGGTCAAAGACTACAAAGTTACTTGTGCCTTTGCCTCTAGCACGGCTACCTTCGTCTAAATAGCGTATGCCAGGCACACCTTGACTCTGTAACAACTCAGATGCTTTTGCTGCTGAACCTTGATTTTTTGACATAAATTCATAAAACTCTTTGCCTGTCATGTTCCAATTCATGTCTTTTGGTTTCATTGAATCAAGTTCTTTGTCAAATTGTTCACTCAAATCCATCTTTTTGAGTTTTTCAAGAGCTTGTTTTTTTATTTCTTGACCAGCTTTTACATTGGCATCGCTAAACATAGCCATGTAATCATTTCCAATGTCTATTGGTGGCAATGAGCTTCTAATTTCGTTTTCTAAATTATCAAGAACTCTACTTTTAACCCTTTGCTCTGCTTCTGACCTCAAAGCCTTCATTACTGTAGGTTGCTGACTAATAGGTTTATCCCAATCCAACATTTTAGGGATGTATTCATCAGGTATATCTACTTTGTATAGGTTGCCACCTAAATCTACAGTTGCGCCTTGATTTTTCCAATTATTTAAAACTTTGGCTGCATCATCAAATTGCGCTGGATTGTTTGCTGAATTTCTTAATTTTGTAATTTTGGCAAGTGCATCATCAAAAGGGTTTTTGCTACCTTGTAAAAATTGTTCTTCAAGCCATGCTTTAGCGACATCTTCACCAGTACCTAAAGCTGGTTTAGATATTCTTTCGCCACTTTTTAGCACTACTTCGGGGTTTGATAATGCAGTTTGGTACTCTTTTGCTACTAAAGGATTCTCAGCAAAATACATCCCATGCCCATAAGCCTGTGCGCCTTCGCCAGTTCCTACCTTGCTTATGTCAAACTGTCCTCGGATGTTATGAGGTGTGCCATGATAGGCTGTAGCACCCATAAGTCCTGGCACTTGTTCCATTAGCCTTGCAAGAGCTTGCCGGTCTCCTACATTGATACCGCCTTGATCCATTACTAAGGCTTTGTCTAGGTCAGACATCTGCGTTTGTAGATTCTGTTGTGCTGTCTGTGCCACATTTCTTGCATAGTCCATCACTTGTGGATTGGTCATTGCTGTCATCTGTGGTGGTGTATAGCCTTGTAGAGCCGATGCTAAATTGCCTTGGGTTCTCTGCCCACCTAATAATCCTGCCATTGATGGTCTAGGAGCTAACAAGCCACCTAATCGGGCTTGTGCCAGATCTAGTAGGCTTGCCATATTTATCCTTTATTTATTACCACTTAACTTTGTCAGCCCAAAACGCAGCACTCATTTTTCCCTTGGCTATGTTCTTAGCGTGTCTTGCCTTAAATGACTTTCTTCTTGCCTTGTCAGCTTGCGACTCACCTTCTCTTGGTGGGCTACCTGTCATTCCTTGCTGACCAAAACGGATGGTCTTTACCTTATCTCCCTCTTTTGCCACGACTACATGGCTTTTAGTAGGGTGGCTAGGTGTCTTTTTAGGCGAATTAAATCCGCTAACACCTATTCTTTCAAAGAGTTTCGCAGCTTCTTTTATTTTCATAGTATCTCTTTACACCCTCTGAAACTCTCTTTTTTGTTTCTTCTGGTCTTGGCTTGTTTTTCCAATATCTAACAGGATTTCTTAATTTTGCTTCTCTTAATTTTTGTTTATGTTCTTCCGAAAAAGGTCTATTTTTCAATGCTTTAGATATTTTTTCTTTAACTTCTTGTCTTTTTGCTGGATTTGCATCTCCAACTAAACCGCCTTGACCGCCTGTAGCCAAATTAAATCTAGGCTCAAATTTCTTAATCCAATGTATTTCTCTGTTATTAAGTTGATCTACATCACAATACTCAATAACACCTTTAATAAATTTCTCTTTACCAATCTTGTTTGGTATCACGCCACCTGTAAAGTAACCTCTTTTACCGCCTGTGCTTTTGCCTATATAGGCTATTTTGCCCCTAAAAGACAAGGCATAAATATGTGGCTCTACAAAATCTGGGCTACCTAAATAGCCATTCTTTCTTTGGTTTGGCACTTACTTTTTGTATCGAGCAGACTTACCGGCTTCTGACATAGCAATAGCCATAGCCTGTTTGGGGTTCTTGACTACCTTCTTAGACTTGCCAGAATGTAGAGTTCCTTCTTTGTACTCGCCCATTACTTTGCCAATCTTCTTTTGTGCCTTGGTCATCATCATTTTTTAGCCTTCATTGGTTTTGCATGGCTTAGTTTTTGGCTACTGGCTGTGTGCTTTGCACCTGTCATAAGCGTACTGCCTGCTTTATGAGTTGCGCCTGTGTACACTTTTCCGTTAGGTAAGTAATGAGTTTGTGATTTGCTCATTTCTTTTTAGCCTTCATAGGCTTGGCAGTCTTAGCAGCTTGCTTGAAGTCTGCTGCGGAAGGTGCTGCTTTGCTACCTACCTTGTTCATCTTCTCGCCTGATCCAGCAGCGATACGCTTGCGTTTAGCGTTGATATTACTATAAAGACCCTGTTTCATTTTTTGACTCCATAAAAGTAAAGATCGTGTGTTTCATGTTGCGATGCAAACTCGTAAATACTAAACATACCTTCTACATTAAAGTCTTGCTCTGTTAGGTTTCTGTAGTAATCCCAAGGAATAAGTGGTGCATCGTCAGGACTTGTTCTACTTGTGCCATGCTCTGCTCTACCTGTAGTTGCACAACTAAATATGACAAGACCACCTTTTTTGGTCATCCTGTGCATATTCTCAAATGTTTCTTTCCAGTACGGATTATGCTCAAAACACTCACATGATATGGTTGTATCGTAGGTTTCGTCTGGATCGTCTAAGTCTTGTCCTTGGCACACATAATCTACATCTTTACCTTCGCCTACATCTATACCTA